GAATCTAAAAAAGAATAAGTATGGATTTTGGATTAGGATTATTAGCAGGCATGATTATCATGTTTGGTGTAGGAATGAGTTTGAAAGCTCAATGGAAAAGAGAAATAGAATTGTTAAAGGACTTTGACACTTGGAAAGAGTGGAAAAATAAATCAGAATGAGATGGAAGAAGAAATAGAACAAAGTGGTTATAATATTGGGTATAATGCTGCAGATGATTTACTTACACTATTTGGTGATTTACCAAGTGGATTACAAGATGTTATTATAAAAGGATTTATCGAAGGCTTTAATGAATGGGGAATGGATGAAATACAAATAAATGTATTTAAATTAAAGTAAGATGCCAGATGTTTCAATGTGTATGAATGAGGAGTGTCCTCTAAAAGAAAAGTGTTACCGATTCACAGCTATCCCTAATGAGCACATACAGAGTTATGGTATGTTTGAACCTGATAAGGAGGGTAAGTGTGATTATTATTTAAACAATAAAGGATATAAAAATGAGCATAAAGATAGAAATGATGATTGATCATGTTAAAGAAAAGAATAAGGATTACAGGATGATATCTAAAAAAACTATCACAGCTTATCTAAGAAACAAATTTAAGTGTTCATCGTATATGGCTAGAGTAGCTGTAGATAAATTATTTGAAACAGATTTAAACTAAAACAAAATGAAAAATTTAATTTTAATTGCATTAACAGTATTGAGTTTCAATGGATACTCACAGATAGTAGTAAAAGAAACACCAAAAGATACAATCATTTGGCAGCAGAGTAAGCTAATAAGTTTACCTAAGCTAATGAGGTTCTCTTTTGATAATGAATTCAGCTATGTTATCTATTACAAGAATGCTAAGTACCCAAGTATTACAGATATCCAATACATAACTACGGGTGACTTAGAAACAACTAAGCAGTTCTTTGAGTTATGTAAAACAGTTATAGTAGACGATAAAGAATTCTCAATTGACATGGATAAGAAAGCTATTAGCTTACAGAAATCACTAGGAGCTGTAATGGTGTATATGAGTAGCTCATATTTTTATTTAACAGAAAAGCAGATTGATTCAATTTTAGAAAAACTTAAATTAGAAATATGAAAGTAGAAATAATAATGAACGGTACTATGAAGCTTGTACATATTCCTGAAAATGAATTTGAAGAATTAGCTTTAAGTATGCTGGCAAAGAACGAAGTAGAGGTAATGTATATAGACAGAGTGACACAGATATTAGATAAGCAGGTAGACAAACATCTTGTAATCAAATCTAAAACTAGAAAAGACGGATAGCATTAGGTTAATTAAAACATTAAGAAAGTAATCATGAAAGATTATTCAGAACCAATACTACATTGTTATAGACAATTGTTTGCACATTCAACGCCTCCTGCTAACTTTGATAAGCTCATGCAGGAGGCTGTAGTAAACAGCGATGGTAAAAAAGAAATACCCTTCAGGGATCACGAGATAGATGAAGAACTTATGGACTCCATCATTAACGAAACCATAGAAACATATAAGATAAAAAATGAATCACTNAAGCAAAGATTCAGAACAACAATTTATTTAGGTTGTTCTCCTAAGTCAAAAAGAAAATGCTAGAAGGACTTATAGTATCAGTAGTAATTGTTTTAATTATTATTTATATGTTAAAGGATGTTGATGATGTTTACGATGATTTTTAAATATGACAGAACAAGAATTAATAGAGAGGGGATTCATCAGGATGGATGTTCTCAGCATAGAAAGTGGAGATGAAACAAATTATCATTACTATACATACACGTTTAGTAATGACCTAAGTATCATATCTTGTGCAAACGATGAAGCTGTAGATAACAACTGGAATGTAAGTATAGATGATATAGACGACATGTATATCCACGATATGGCAGAATTAAATGTATTCATCAATCTTATAGAAAAATGGCTCAGGTCTCAAAAGTGTGGTTAGAAGCACAGAAATCAATTGAAGAATTCAAGAATGAATTTGAAAAGAAGTATGGGTTTGGTCTAATGATCTACATAAGAAACTCAAAGCATTTAAACATTCCATCTGTTAGTTTAAGCGATGTCTTAGACGAAACAGATAGAATGTTATTTACATTGCATCCTTCCAAGATAGTTCAGTGTAGTTATGGTAAAGTAAATATAGAACGTGGTATCAATACACCAAGTAGAATACACGAGGTGGTTGTTATGCGTCAGATATTCTGCTACATTGCTTTAGAATTAGGTTATTCTTTTAGTGAGATAGGTAGGTTCTTAAGTATGAACCACAGTACTATTATAGCTGCTAAGAAAAGTCTTGATATATCTTTTAAGACCAACCATAATGGTGCATTAGATAAATACCAGGCAGTAAGGTCTAATATATTAATTAAATTTAGTGAAGTACAATGAGTAGTACAAAAACAAAAATACAAAAAGAAGCACTTAAAGTAATACTTCCGCTACACAACGCAGGTGTTGAAATATCTATGGGTGTTGGTAAAACACTGTTAGGTTTAAAACATATGAATGAGCTTAGTAAGTTCATGGATAAATCTAAGAGATTTCTGGTAGTAGCACCAAAAGTATCTATATTTGACAGTTGGAAAACAGATGCTACGAAGCATAAGATGGCACACCTATTAGATCTTATTGACTTTACAACATACCTATCGTTAGAAAAACAAGGGTTTGATTATGAAGCAGTATACCTAGATGAGTGTCACAGTTTAAAATATAATCATGAGATCTATCTCAAGGCTGCACAGAACCAAGGTTGCACAATCATAGGTCTTACTGGTACCTACCCTAGGTATAAATCAGGAGAGAAGGGTGAGATGTGTAATAAGTTCTGTCCAAAAGTCTACGAGTATAATACAGATGAGGCTATTGGAGATAACATACTAAATGATTACAGAATCTATGTGCATATGCTAGATCTTAGTGAGGATAAAGTAGTAGCTATTAAAGGTAAGAATGGATCTACGTGGTATGTATCAGAGCAACAGAACTATGATTACTGGACAGGGCAGCTACAAGGTGCATCTGCAGGTAAGAACATTCAGATGCTAAGGATCTTACGTATGAAAGCAATGATGGGTTATCCTAGTAAAGAAAAGCATGTTCTAGAACTTCTTGGTAGACGTAAAACAAAAACAATTTTATTTGCCAATACCCAAGATCAAGCTGATAGACTAGCACCACATAGCTACCATAGTAATAATCCTAAATCTGCTGATAACCTAGAGAAGTTTAAATCAGGAGAGATAGAACTATTATCTGCAGTTGAACAACTAAGTGAAGGAGTTAACATTCCTAATCTTAAATCAGGTATCATTATGCATGCCTATGCTAACAACAGAAAGGCATCGCAGAAGTTAGGACGATTACTTCGTCTTAATCCTGAAGATACAGCAGGTGTGCACATCCTATGTTACAGAGACACTGTTGATGAGACATGGGTAAAGAGTGCACTTGAACACTTTGATCAAGAGAAGATTATATGGCTGAGCTAATATTATATAAGAGTAAGGATTACGGTATAGAATACGTAGTAGCTTGTATAATAAAGTTCTGTGAACATGAACCTAATCAAGCTGAACAATGTGCAATGATAATCAACTCCAAGGGTGAGTATGTTATCAAGCATGGTGAACAGAATGATATAGAAGAAGTAGCCTACTTATTTGAAAACGTAGGATTAGTAACGAAAATAGTTAAATAATGGAAGAGGTTGGTACAATGATTACAGTACCTATAAAGGATGGAGATATATGGGCAGGGTTAGAAGCTCTCTTATGTACAGGAGGTAGTATCGTTGACATTGTAAGGGTAGAACACATGACTATGAAGGGTCATTATTATGTTGTTGGGAAAAACACAGCCTGCGAAATGTCAGATGATATGTATCTTGCTCATCTGTATGTTAAGACAACAGAAGGCAGCCTACATAAGATCAAGTTCAATCAATGGGCTTCACTGATCAAGACAAAGATTATCAATACAGATCGACAGATAGTATTTGAATTACTATCATCCACATTCTCAGTAGGTTATTTTTCCAAACTATGTGTGACATGTGGTTCATACTTCAGTGGTAATAAGAAACAACAAGACTGCGAAACATGTGCAGAACATAACAGACATGCAAAAGTCAATATCAAAGATCTTCCTCAAAAAGCTAAACGCAAACGAATAATTATACGCAATGACACCATTTAAAGTTATATGTGTTAATGATGCTGGATTACCTGACCAACTGCCACTTAATAAAAGAGTAGTAGAAGGTCAGGTGTATACAGTTATTGAAGTAGCACGCATGCAATTACAATCTCTAGAGGGCTATAGGCTTTCTGAGATTGATTCTTTTTTTCCATATGAATATTTTAAAGCATCTAGATTTCTGCCGTTACAAGAAGACGAGGTAGCTATAGCTGAAGAAATTAATTTAAACAGTATGACATGACACAAAAGAAAGGAGTATTAAATATTAAACTGACAAAGCAGAATGGTAAGCTTATACATACAGATGCTAGTGATACGTCCCTGTATAAGATATTCATTGAGGCCCTAGAAGAAGGTCAGTCTGTAGATGTTTTCTTTGATGCACACGTAAATAATGGTACGTATGCTCAAATATCAAAACTTAAAGTATCTATCAGGGAGTTAGCTACTGAATCAGGGCATACCTTTGAAGAGATACAAACATTAGTAAAAGAGAAAGCAGGATTATGCTGGGAAGGACACTGCAAGTCATTTGCAGTATGTAGTATTGATGAGCTTAATCTTGCGATTCAGGCTGCGATTGAGATTGGGGATCACTTGAATTTAAATCTTCGGCAAGTTTTTCCAAAGTAGCTTCATCAAGCTTTTCCATTTTACCATCTTTCTTCACTTGTTGTTCTATCTCTCTTACAAGGATAGATAAAGTAAGAAGGTGGTACTCGTAGTTATCTTGTGGTTGATTAGTTTTAAGGCGATCATATGCTTCAGCTAAAGCTTTGTTATCTTTAGTCATGGCATGATCAAGGAGAAGCTTATTTAAACGACCATAAAAGGCACCAGATATTTCTACAGTAACTGTAGCATCTAATGGGAAAACTTCTACTTCAGATTTATTAGTTGACATAGTAAATGATTTTAACAAATATACAATATTTATGGAACAAAGATTAAAAGAGGTACAACATAAATTGTACGAACAACTTAAGCCATCAGGGTGGGCAGATAAACTAAAAATGTTTATACTCAGTGATGACTTTTACAACATACTTAAACAACTGATGACTGAGTCATTGGCTAATAAGAAGTTTACGCCAACAATTAAGCATCTGTTTAGAGCATTTGAAGAATGTCCTTATGATCAACTCAAGGTTATTATAGTAGGACAAGATCCATATCCTAAAGAAGGTATAGCAGATGGAATAGCATTCAGTTGTAGTAAGTCACAGTATCCTAGTCAAGTACAGCCAAGTTTACGTCAGATATACAAAGGCCTAGATGCTGAGGGTATAGAACACTTTCATACCTATGATCTTAAAGATTGGGCTAACCAAGGGATCCTTATGTTGAACAGTGCACTTACTACTACTATTGGTACTCCAGGTGCACACACTACCCTATGGGAACCATTTATGAAATATCTGTTTGACATGCTAAATCAGGAGACAGGAATGGTATATGTATTCATGGGTAAGACTGCGCAATCATGGAGATCTCATCTCTCTGCAGAAAACAACTATTTTTTTACATGTAATCATCCAGCTTCAGCCGTCTATAACAAAGGTGGGATATGGTATAGCAATGGTGTATTCAAGAGTACAACAGAAACAATTAAACAATTATATAATTATGATATAAAATGGTAGAAAAAGATATAAAGATTTACTTGATCGAGAATGATCATAAGTTTCAAGAGTACTGTAAGGAGAAGAACTTCAGTCCTAATAACGTACCTGTTGAGAAGTTTATAGATGTAGCAGAAGATATAGGATGGGTTATGTCAATGAAAGAATTTGAAATGCATCATAACACTAGAACATTACCAGACTATTATTACATACGAATAAATTGATAACATGTTGAAACATAGAGAGTTATTTGATATCATTTCAAGTAAAGGTTTAAGCCCTAATCAGTATTATCTCCTAGCATGTATGCAGGACAATATACAGACAAAGAAGATTAACATTGCCCTTGAACTACAAGCACTGGTGTATAATGAATATGTCATTGTTACTAAAGATGATAAGCTGATAATGACTGACAAAGCTAAAAAGCTTGTCAAGCAGATAGAATCATTGTTTGTACATGAGGCCAAGAATGCTGCTGCTAAAAAGTTAGGAGATGACTATGAGGAAAACATTACAACTTATAATGAAATGTTTCCTACTGGTAAGTTACCTACTGGCAAGTATGCAAGAACTAATATCAACAACTTAAAGAATGCATTCAAATGGTTCTTTGATAACTTTGATTATGATTGGGAGACAATTATGTTGGCAACTGAAAGGTATGTATATGAATATGAGTCACAAGGATTTAAATACATGAGAACATCTCAGTACTTTATACGTAAGCAAGATCAAGATAGGACATGGTCTTCAGATCTAGCTAACTACTGTGAGATTGTGTTATCAGGTGATGAGGAACCAGACACTCATTATTCAATTAAAGTTGTATAATCAACATAAATTTCTTATCTTTACTTTATAACCAAATGACATGTCAAAAGAAAAAGAACTACCTTGGAAATCAAGGAGAGAGGGATTTATATCCGCTCTAAAATACATGAAAGGAAGAATGGAGGGTACAATTAAAACGTACAGAACTCCATGGAGTAAGGTCAATGAAGCAGGTGTTGATGGTATAGAATGGAATTCTATGGTTATCATAGGAGGAAGACCAGGCACAGGCAAGACACTTATTAAAGATCAAATCATACGTGAAGGTTTTAAGTTAAACAAGGGACAAAATATTAAGGTCCTAGAATTTACACTTGAGATGGTATCAGAAAAATCAAGACTCAGAGAATTTGCAAGTGTAGCAAAGAAATCCTATCGCTATTTATCTAATGCAGGTAATAAGGAGGAAGGTTCATTATCTATGACTGACTTTGAAACATGTAAGAAGTATGCTATTGAAGCTTCTAAACTACCTGTTGATGAGATAGAGATGCCACCAAGTATAGAAGAATTTGAGGCACATGTAGTGAAGTACCTAGAGAGCAACGCAATCATAGAAAATGGAGTTAAGATATATTGTAATACAGTTGTTACACTAGATCACTCTATATTAATCAAAGGTGTAAACAAACATGAGCTCCTCTACCTATTAGGAGAGACAACAACAAAGCTTAAACGAAAGTATCCAATCATATTCATAATCTTAAGTCAGCTTGGTAGACAAGTAGAATCACATGAGCGCAATGAAGATGGTAAGTATGGTAACTACATACTTGAAACAGATCTTTTTGGTGCTGATGCATTACTACAACATGCAGACCTAGTAATAGGTATCAATAGACCAGCTAAGAAGTTTATTAAACACTATGGACCAGATAGATTTATTATTGAAGATGATTCAGTATTAGTGTTTCATTTTATAAAGTGTAGAAACGGAGATACCAGAATGAGTTTTTTCAGAGCAAAGTATAAGACAATGGAGATTGAAGAGATGGAAACACCACCTCGTCATACAATGGGAACAGTTAAAAGAAGTAAGTAAAGTAAAATGTAAAAAATGGTAACAGAAAAAACAACCAAACAAAAAATCGAAGACCTCAGAATGATCCACAAGGATAAGTTTGAGAAGCTAGGTTTACCAAATGCTCTGTTTATACCTAGGATATGTTATATCCCTATGGGTGAAGCAGAACAAGTAGTATCATTCTTTGAGCAAGATTTTGCTAAAGGTAAGGATATCTATACCCACTTTGTAAGTAAAGGGTATGATTCAGAAGATCCACAAAATAGATTATGGAAGTGGACCTTTAACCCATACTATGCTACAGAGTACAAGAAGTCTGATCCACATCCTGATACAGGAAACTTTAGATTTATTGTACCAGTAGATGAGCTAGAGCTTATAGATGACAAGTACTTCAAAGAAGACGATAAGCTTGATGCATTTGATATTGATGATGCAATACCTAATCCTAATGAAGATCCTCTAATTGAGCAGATGACTATTAGAGATTTAGCAGCTATTCTATTGAAGAAGCCTGTAAGTAGAAAGAAGTGGTTGAATGAAATCCTTACAAAATGAGTGGTATAGTTCTTCCAACAGCAAAGATAGCTGCAGGTACAAAGAGTCCTAAGAATCTTATTATATTTTCTAAGCCAAAGGTAGGTAAGACCAGCTTAATTGCTGAGATACCTAATTGTTTGATCTTAGATCTTGAGTCAGGTTCAGACTATGTAGATGCTTTAAAGTTAAAAGCAACTAACGTAGCAGAGATACGTGAGATAGGTAAGGCAATCATTGAAGCAGGTAGACCATATGAGTATATTGCAGTTGATACAATCACTGCATTAGAAACCATGTGTGTTAAAGAAGCAGAAAAGCTTTACATTAATACACCTATGGGTAAAGGTACTTGGTTAAAAAAGTTAGCTGATGGATCATGGGATCCAGAATCTGCTAAGTTTAAGTATGGAACAGTACTTAATCTACCTAATGGTCAAGGCTATGGTTATCTAAGAGATGCAATTGTAAAGGTCATTGAAGAAATTAAAACGTATGCTCCAAGAGTTATTCTTTTGGGTCACGTTAAAGATTCAATGATTGAAAAAGCAGGAGCAGAAGTTAATTCCATGGATCTTGATTTAACAGGTAAGATTAAAAGAATTGTGTCATCGCAGTCAGATGCTATAGGATATCTTTATCGTAAGGGTAATCAAAATATCCTAACGTTTAAAACTAAAGATGACGTAGCTTGTGGTGCAAGACCACTTCATTTAAGAAATCAGGACATTGTTGTGTCTGAGTTAGTAGAGGGTGAGTTCGTAGCTCACTGGAGTAAAGTATATATTGATTAATTAACAGTTTAAACAATGGGTTTAAGTATTGACATTAAGATCCCTGGTTCTGGAGATGCAGGCAAGGGTGGAGGTTACAAAGGTATTGTACCAGGTAATCACAAAGCAAAAATTAACAAGTTCATGTTATGGGATGAGCATTGGCGAGCAGACAATGGTTTATTCTTAGTCATGAGTATGGAGACAACAAAACCAAATCCTGAATTTGAAGGATACCCTATCAACGCAGAAGATCCTGATGGACCTAAGCATGAAGGTCTTGTAGGTAACGTTAAGTATAGCACCTATGCATACAAAACAAGATTTGATTCACGTAAAGGAATGGAATTAGAACGAGATAAAGCAATACTTGAAGACCTTATGCGTCTATGTATTGAGCTAGATTGTATAGATTGGTTTAAAGCAGCTCAAGGTAAGTATGATACTATCGAAGAGTGGGTTGAAGCATTCAACAATGACATGCCATATAAGGACAAGTATCTTGACTTATGCATCGCGGGTGAACAATACTTTGACAAAGAAGGTAAACTAAAAACAGGTTTACATTTTGCTAAGTATGAGAAAGATGGTACAAAGTATATCAATGCTTACAAATCTTTAACTAATCCAAAGAAGGTTGTACAATATGATGAAGCTAAACACTTTAAGAAGGTAGAAGCTCCAGCTGTTGACAATTTTGATACTGGATCAGATGTAGCTGAAATTGAAGTACCTGAAATCAGTGTGGATGATATGCCATTTGATGTAGATTCAGGTTTTGATATCTAATTAAATACGAGGGGGATGTAACAGTCCCCCTTATTTATTTTATGTTATGCTGAAATCAAAGACGATAATATTTTTTATTGAGGATGTACCAAGCACATGGGTATTTGAGCACTATATGAATCTTGCAGAAAAACTAACAGGGCAAAGCATAAAGATGGCATCAATATTCAAGCAGGAACGTACACCATCCATGTGTATATATTACAGTGATGATGACAAACAATACAAGTTCAAAGATTTTTCAAGTGGTAAGTCAGGCAATGGGGCAGCTCTAGTATCTGAGATCTATAATATTACGTATGGGCAAGCTATACAAAAGATTATTAGTGACTATACAGCCTATCTTGAAGATGGACATATTGAGTCAGTACCTATTGGTAATGATGGTATTGTAGCTAAACCTAGATATAAAGTAACATCAGCAACTATCCGTCCATGGAATACTGCAGATGCTAACTTCTGGGTACAATTTGGAATTAACTCTAAATTACTAGATGCTCATAACATAAAACCATTACAAGGGTATACAATGCAGCGCATGTTAAATGATGCAGAAGAGGTTATTACAATTGAAAGGTATGGTATCTATGGATACTATGACAATGAAGGTAATCTTTGTAAGATTTATCAACCAGGACAGACAAGTAAAAAGTTTATCAAGGTAAAAGATTATGTTCAAGCATCAGATCAACTGACAGGGTCTAACTGCCTGATTATCTGTAGTTCACTTAAAGATATATTATCTTTTAAAGCTATGAGATTTAAAGGTATTGACGCTATTGCACCTGACAGTGAGAACTCCATGATACCTAAAGAATACATGCAGAATCTAATGACAAGATACAAGAGAGTATTTACTCTTTTTGACGACGATGTTGCTGGTATAAAAGCTATGCACAAGTATCAAGAGATGTATGGTATTCCATATCTTCATCTACAGATGTCAAAAGATCTATCAGATTCTGTACGTGATTATGGTATAAGCAATGTACAAGTAGTGTTACACCACATGTTAAAACAAGCAATATGAAAAATCCACTGTATGATTATGTTTTTAGACATAATACAATAAAAGCAACATTGCGTTTTCAAGCAAGATCTATCCAAGAAGCAACAACTATATTAGCCACTATGGTGAGTACTATAGCAGATTGGAACATGAAAAGATACAAGCACAAATGAGTTGGTTATATAAAGGTGCTGAGTTCACCGATGAGATGATACCTGAAGGAGCAGTAGGGTTTATCTACCAAATGACAGCTATCATAAATGATAAAGCTGTTATGTATATAGGTAAGAAGAACTTCTATGCTAATCGTAAGGTAAAGTTAGGGAAGCGTGCTACTCTAGCACTGCAGGATAAGCGCCTAAAGAAATACAAGCAAGTATCTAAATTAGATTATCATAAGTATTATAGTAGTAATGATATTCTTAAAGCAGCAAGTAAGGCTGATATTAAGATCAAACGCGAGATACTAATGATATGCTATAGTGCAACAGAGCTTACGTATCAGGAGGCCAAGCATCTATTCTGCAATGATGTGCTTGATAATCCTTTATATCTCAACTCAAACATATTAGGTAAATTTTATAAAACAAAGTAATTATGAGAACATTTTATGACTATAGAGGTGTAAAAAGAGAAGATGCTAAAAAGTATCCTGTACAAGGTAGAGTAATATTAAAAAGTAAAAAGTATTGGTTGTGTTGGATTTATAAAGATAACCATTGGCTAGAAGGACAAGCATTAAAAAAAGGATTTATTGTAGCTCCTAGAACTATTTACTTATACAATATTTATATTGCTAAATCTTTTTGGGATGCATTAAAGTATTTTATAAAAATAAGTTTTAAAAAGAACACTTAAAATAGAAGACTGATGACATTTATAGAATTTTGGGCAGAACTTAAAAAACTAGGAGTTACAGGTATAAAAGAACCTGAAAATAAGTTCTTTTTTGCAGAATGTTATATACCTAAAGTTGGTAAAATATTAATTGCGGAAGAACCTTTATCTGAAGGAGGCTTTGATATAGAATTATGTGAGCATAAAATTGAAAATGAGCCAAGATTATCTTTATCTGAAGCTTTAGTTAGAATTAAAACTTTTATAATAGAAGACTGATGACTACAAATGAAGAATCTTTAGCGCGTACTACCAAGGAGCTGATGTTTGATGAACCTTTCTATGGACTACTTCTTGTAACATTGAATAAAATATTTGATGATAAGGTACGTACTGCATGTGTAGGTGGATCAGGCATTGTTTTTAATCTAAAGATATCACCTACATTTTGGCAAGAACAAACTGCAGACAAACGTAAAGGTTTATTGAAGCATGAACTAATGCATCTTGCGTTCTTTCACCTAACAGATTACCATCATCTGATAGATGCTAAGGTAGCCAACATGGCAATGGATATTGAGATTAATCAATACATTAAACCTGAGATGCTGCCAGAAGGCGCACTAGGTATTCATACATTCCCTGAGCTTAACCTTCAGGCGAAGATGGGTACTAAATATTATTATGATAAACTCAAGGAGCTTAAAGATGAGATAATGCAAAAACTCAAAGAAGCTATTGAGAATGGAGAGACAAAGGTCACATTACCTGACGGGACAGAAGTAACGTTGAGTAATCATGACTGGGAAGATATACAAGATCTTGATGAAGGTACCCAAAAGGTAATGAGAGATCAAATGGGTGGTATATTAAAACAAATAGCAGATCAGGTAGAGAAGTCTCGTGGTACTATACCAGGTGAATTCCAAGATATACTTGACGCACTGTTAAATATACCTGAGCCCAAGTTTGATTGGAAGAGTTACATCAGAAGGTTTGCTGGTAAATCTGTTAAGGTCTACACTAAGAAGAGTAGACGTAAGCTTAGTAAGAGATACGAGGATAACCCTGGCCTGAAGATCAAACAAAAGAAACACATATTAGTAGCTATAGATACATCAGGATCTGTAAGTAAAGATGAGTTAACAGAATTTCTATGCGAGATACATCATCTACATAAGACAGGTAATGACGTAACTATTATACAATGTGATACAGCAATTGCTCACGTTGGTAGTTATAAGCCTGGAGAAGATTATAAGATTCATGGTAGAGGAGGTACTAGCTTCCAACCTGTTATTGATTATTATAATGAGCATATAAATACTATTAGCTGCCTGATATATTTTACAGATGGTGAAGCTCCTTCTCCAACTAATGCTAAAGGTGACATACTGTGGGTATTAAGTAGTAAAAGTAAAGATAACAACGAGCTCCCTGGAGCAGTAATTAAATTAGAATTATGAAAAGTAATAGTGTAAGATTAGACAGTAGTGAATTGAAAGATTTCTTAAACCACATGATTGAAAACAATCGAGTAATACAAGCAGAGGGTAAGAATCCTGTTGCAGTAGAGATACTTGGTGAGTCAGGTTTAGGTAAGACAAGTAGTGTAATACAATTAGCTGATGAACGTAAATTAAATTTCGTTAAGTTAAACTTAGCTCAGATAGAAGAACTAGGAGATCTTGTAGGTTTCCCTATCAGACAATTTAAGATGATTAAGGAAGCTGAATCAGGGCTCAAAGTACAACAATGGATAGATGAGCATGCTGTAGAAGAGTTCAGTAGACAAGGGTATAAGTTCACAGGTCAGAAGAGAATGTCATACTGTCCACCAGAATGGATTGCTGATAAGACAGGTGGAGGTATTCTATTACTAGATGACTGGAATAGAGCTGATATCAGATTCATTCAGGCAGTGATGGAATTAGTAGATCGTCAAGAGTATATCTCATGGAAGCTTCCAAAAGATTGGCATATCTTATTGACTGCTAATCCTGACAATGGTAGCTACATGGTAAATACTATTGACGTTGCACAAAGAACTAGATTTGTTAGCGTTGAATATAAGTTTGATGTAGACAGATGGGCAGAGTGGGCAGAAGCTAATCATATTGATTCAAGATGTATCAACTTTATGTTAATGCATCCAGAGATAATCAATGAACAAGTTAACCCAAGAAGTATCACTACGTTCTTTAATGCTATCAGTTCTATTCCTGTGTTTGAAGATAAGCTAGGTCTTATTCAGCAGATAGGTGAAGGTTCAGTAGGTATAGAAGTAGCGAGTCTGTTTACGCAGTTCATTGCAAATAAATTAGATAAGCTTATTACTCCTAAGAAAATGTTATTGGAGAGCACTACTGGAGCTGTTATAAATGAATTACGTAGTATTATGTATGATGGCAGTGGATATCGTGCAGACATTGCTAGTTTGATGACTAGTAGACTTACTAACTATGGGTTATTCTATGCTGAGAAAAATTCAATTGATCAGAAAATAATTGATCGTATAGTAGCATTCATAGAAGAAGAAGATTTATTTAATTATGATTTGAAATATATCATTGCTAGAAAACTGGTAACAGGAAACAAAGCTAAGTTCCAAAAACTTGTACTTGCACCAACAGTTAATGACCTTATAACAAAGTAATTATGTTAAAACAAAGATTAAGATTGTACTTTGACCCATCTAAAGCAGGTGGGCTTAGTTCAGAAAGAGTATACAATGTAAAACACGATGATGCAGTAGCATTTGCAAGAACAAAATCTTTAGATTTAAAACCAGGAGCAGTATTGTTTTATCTACCTAATGTAAATGTAACACGCTTTAAGATAAAAGCATTTTCAGATAAGTTTGGTGTTACGACTACAAAGCAAGCAGATAAGGCAGATTACTTAATCATTAACGATGGTGAGAAATCTAGATCAATGAAGAGTAATAGTACACAACAAGTGCAGTATACGCGATATTGTGTATTGATTAAAGACTATAAAGAATTTAGATTGATTGCAGAAATGTCATCTCCATCAAGTATTCTTTATGACGCTGAACTTATGAGTGCATTAGAAGAAGCTAAAGGATTAGACATTATTATTTCAGAACATGATGCTGACGAACTTGCAAAATTCATTCGTGATAAAACAGGTAAATATGTATGGTATCATTATGGATATGATCACAAAAATTTTATATCTTTACCAAATCCAAGTCTATATTCCAAGCTAAGACATCAAGATGATATCACGCCTCTTATTAATCAAGACGCAATTGTTATTACAGATGAAAAACATTTAGAACTTCAACGTATGTTTGACAGTGGTCATGCAGATAACATTGTTCTTGCAATGGAAATCATGGCTAATTCTAACTACGAAGAAAGTATCCTAAACAATTACCTACTCATAGCTACCAACTCATATAAGATTAATGCTCAAAAAGAATCAGGTCACAAGAACTTTGTATCATTGCTAGCATTTTACGGTATCAATCTTAAGTATATGTCATCACGTATTACTAATAGTAATGTAGATGAGATATCTGGTGTCCTTAAAGAGTATGGTCAATTAACAGAAGAAGCAATGCAAAAGTTATTATACTACTATGCAGATAAAAACGCGCAATACGTAGGTCAATTTTGTAATTCTAAATTAGTACCAAATAGTGATATTGAATATGATGGATAGAAGTGAACAATTAATTAATGAGAGCAACTTTTACAGCTTTCCTTTTAAATTCAGCTATAGTAGTCTGAATAGATTATTATATGCGCCAACGCTATTTTATACAGAGTATGTGTTAGGTATGAAGGAAATCAGAACAGATGCACATTTAATAGAAGGTAAGTTAATACACTACCTTATATTAGACAGTGCACTATTTTCTGATAAGTTTATACTAGCATCAGGTCAACTACCAGGTGACAGTGTAAGATCAGTAGTGGATATTGTATATGAGGTAATTGATAAAGGGGAAGACAAAACCCTAGATGATTACTCTGACATAATACTAGTTACCTTAGCACAGATCAATCTGTATCAAAAGTTTGTTGACGACAAGAAACCAGATAAAGAAGGTATTCAAAAGACTGCAAATCAAAAACGCTTAGAGAAAGTTTTAATAACAGAAGCAAGAGAATATTTTGAGTTCCTTAAAGTAAAAGGAACAAAAGATATTATTGATCAAAGCACACTTGATAAGTGTACACGAGCAGCTGAAATTCTAAAAAGCAATTCAACAATCATTCAATTGCTTGCTCTTGACAAAGTACACGATGGAACAACTCTAGGGATTTACAACGAGTTAGCTGTAGATGGGCCTCTAGAAGGTTTTCCATTTGGTATTAAGGGCATCATTGATAACATGGTGGTAGACGTAGCATCTAAGACAGTTACAATAAATGACTTAAAGACAAGTCATAAATCATTAAATGATTTTTCTGAGTCAGTTGATTATTGGAACTATTGGATGCAGGCTGCCATGTATAAGAAGCTCGCTAAAATATTTCTTAAGGATGTAATAGATGATACGTGGCTAATAACATTTAACTTTATTGTAATTGATAAGTACAACCAAACATATGCTTTCCGTGTAACTAATACAACTATGGAACAGTGGAGTGAGAAGTTAGATAATCAATTAATAGAAGCTAGATGGCATTATGAAAATCGTGATTATACATTACCTTATAAGTTTATAAGCGGGGAAGTTTTACTTTAACACTTTAACCATGGACATTAAAAATGTATATGATAAATACTTTCAAAAGAGCTTGATGTTCCTTTATCCCTTACTACAAGTAAGACAAGGGAGCAGTATAGTTCCAATACAAACCTATATGACATGGGAAGATATGTATGAGCTTGGAGATTACAAGCTCATATGTGTCTACCATAATAGGAAGGATCCTGAATTCAAGTCCTTTGAAGACAGATTCTTATTATCAAATAAACTATTCTATGATTACTTTCTACTACCAGATGATAAGGTAGCCTATGTATTTGACATGTCAGAGTACAGTCATGATTATAGATTGATTGCATTAGGTCAATACTCAGAGCTAAGCAGTGAATTTAAATTTAAAGTAATTAATTTCTTTGCATCAAATCCACATAATGCAGCATACATTGATAGTTATTTCTATCCTGAAAGACATTATTATACGTATGCACATCTATTAAATTGTGATGTAGAGCTATTAGTAAACGTAGGACAACTATGTAGTAGGCCTGATATTAGTCAGGAGACCTTAATATCTAAACCAATTGAAGTTAGAATAGAAGATAATTCATTACATTTGTCAAAACAGTAAAATATGAACATAGGAAAAAACATGATTTTAGCCAGTAATTACTGGGGTGAGGCAAAAAGTTTTAAGCTTGTCCCAGCTACTGAAGATTGTCCATACACAGAAGCATTGTATGATGTGAACACAGGATTGCTTGCAGTAATCAGTAAGATTAAAAAGCAAGTGTTTCACAACGTACCTAAGCTTGATGATAATGGCGATATTATGCATATGAAGATAGGTAAGCGTGAGAACGGGAAACCTTACAAAGAAGAGCGTAGAACACTAGAAACGTTTCATGAGTACTACATCATTGATGAAAAAGAAATTATTGATTTCATCAAAGCTTTTACAATCAATGCAGAAGATTACAATTACATGCAGTATATTGAGGCATCACGTACTAAAGATAGTCAAGGTGTTGCTATTGATAATGGTGTAAGTCAGGTAATGTAGTAATCAATAGATTACAAAATAATTTAAGGAGGGTAAGTAACCCTCCTTTTTTTGCCAACTAAATAGGGGGAACAGCTTAACTGAACAGAAGTTATGATNACAGAAAGAAAATACAAGAATGCTTTAGCTGTAGTTGAGCAGTATAGACAGCAAAAATCAGAATTACAAAAAGATAAATTAATTAATGCTGATCTTACATTGTCTACTACTCTACAAGAAGTGTATGATAAAAAACTTATCACAAATAAGCTCGCAGGTATATTACGTACATATCATAAGTATCATGTCTTAGTAGGTGATAATAAACCACCAACATTAGAATTTTTTACTGGTATACATGTAACAGGTATGCAATGCTGGGGTGGTGTAGGTAAAAAAACATTGCGTGAGTTTATAGATTTAATGGCTGCAGTAGGTCATAAAGTTGAAGGTACATATATATGAAGACACACTATGTACATGACTACGAAACAATGGTAGATTGTTTTGTTGCAGTGTTTGAAGATTATAAGAAGGACGATACAAGAGTATTCGTAGTAAGTAATCTAAGTAATGATATAGTACCGCTATTAGCATTCTTAAGAGACAACCTGAAATATGACCAGTGGCATATAAGCTACAATGGTTTGAACTTCGATAGTCAGATAACACAGTATATTCTAATTAATGCAAAGAGGTTAGCCTATATGCAAGGTGGTGAGATAGCTGCTGAACTATATGGTAGAGCACAAGATGCAATAGCTAGGAAGAATGCAGGTGAGTTTCTAGAGTATAATCCAAAAGATCTATTAATAAAACAGATAGATGTATTCAGATTAAACCATTGGGACAATAAAGCTAAGTTGAGTAGTCTTAAGTGGATTCAGTATATGATGGATTGGGATAATATAGTAGATATGCCCTTGCACCATACCCATAGTATCACAACTCAGGAGGAGCAAGATATGGTAGTTATGTACTGTATCAATGACGTAAGGAGTACTAAAGAGATAATGAATAGGAGTACAGAACTAATACGTCTACGTAAGACGTTATCAGAGGAGTACAAACTAGATCTCTATAGTGCATCAGAGACAAAGATAAGTAAGGAGCTATTCCTTATGTTCCTCAGTAAGAAAACAGGTATCAAGAAGTATCAGCTTAGACAAATGCGTACCATACGTGAGCGCATAGTCGTCAAGGATTTGTTACTATCATACATCACCTTCAAGCGTCCTGAGTTTCAACAGCTTCATGAAGCATTCAAGCGTCTTATTATTAACCCTG